CGGTTGGACTAATGTGTTTCATTGCGAAATACAAGAGTTCCAACGGAAAGTTTTAGAGTATTGGTTTCCAAATTCAATTAGTTATGAAGACATTACGAAAACAGATTTCAAAGAATGGCGAGGTCAAATCGATATTCTTACAGGAGGATTCCCCTGCCAGCCATTCAGTGTTGCAGGGAAGAGAAAGGGAGCGGAAGATAACCGCTACCTCTGGGGTGAAATGCTACGAGCAATACGGCAAATTCAGCCCACTTGGGTTGTTGGCGAAAACGTTAATGGAATCCTATCGATGGTACAGCCTGGCACGGAGACTAAGATGGGGCGTACGGACGATTTACTCGAAGAGAATTACATATACAGAAAAGAGCAGCAATTCACAATTGATGCCATCTGTGAAGACCTTGAAAGTGCAGGATATTCCGTCCAGCCGTTTGTTATTCCAGCTTGTGCCGTCAGAGCACCCCACAGAAGAGATAGGGTGTGGATTATTGCGAGACTTAATGCCGACACCGATTGCTGGAGATGCGCAGGGAGGGGCAGCCAAACTTACAAAAGGGAAAAGGCTTCGGAACGGGAAAGTGTATTCCGCAACATTGAAAGACCTTGTGGCGGGCAATATGTTGCCAACTCCGCAGACACAGGGGCTGAAGATTTGCAACAAGGAGGGAAAAACGGAGTTTCTCAATCTTTTTTTGCTGCCAACACCAACAACAATAGACAAAGGAACAGGAAGGATAAACAAATCTTTGAGCAAAAATGCAACAGAACGACCAACATTGGCAAAGGCTGCAAAGATGCAACTTCTTCCAACACCCAATGCTTCGGAGAGCACAAAGTGGACAACAAAATACAATGCGAACAGTCAAATGGGGAAAGGATTGACGGCAAAGGCATATTCAGGACTTCTTTTAACACCAACGGCAAAGGATGGAATGCGCTCAGGTATGACGATGGATACTCTGAAGCAGCACAACAAGCCGAAAGCCAATTTAGCAGAGCAGGTTGCCCACAAAGTTGGTGGCGGAACTTCCCGACTCAATCCCCTGTATGTAACAGAGATGATGGGTTACCCTTTAGAATGGCTGACCTTACCATTTCTTTCCCAAAGTGGCGAAGTAAAAGCATCGAAGCGTTAGGAAATGCGTGGGTACCACAAGTGGCTTTTGAGATTTTCAAAGCTATAGAAGAAACTTATAAGAAAATAGAGTATGAAGAAGATAATCCCTAAACACTGCACCCACCCTATTTGCCATTGTGCAAACGGGGTAGACACGATAGACTGCTGGACGTTCCTTAATGAAAGATTTGAGGAGTGTCCAAATATTAATTGTGAATGTTATAAAAAATAATATATGGACGAATTAAGAATGGAATATGTCATTCCCATAAAACCTGTAGAAATGATTGATTGCAGTTATCTACCCAACAAAAAGAGTAAATCACGTGCAGGTTCAACACCTTATGCCTGTAAAAGGAAAAAGAAACGTAAAAAGTAAAAAAATATGGAAAGAAAAATTATTGAAAATGGAACAACTTTTAGGTGGCACAATTCGAAAGAGGAGCTTCCAAACCTTAAGAACGAAAACGACACACTTACGTGTGTTGTCAAACGTAATGGGTGCCTGTCTCTTAGTGTATGGAACCAATATTACCAAGTATGGGACGATGAATTTGGCGACGATTGCGAAATGAGCAAGGAAACAGAACTTGAATGGTTTTCTCTTGATACGATGGAGGAAAGTGAAATTATTAAATTATAAGCAGGAGGGAATATATTAAAATTAAGAATTGATGGGACACTTAATAGATTTTATAACAACACTATTGTCGTTCTTTGTATGCTATTACGCTGGTAAATATAAAGCGTACAGCGGTATTTACGAGAAAGTTCTAAACGAATACGTAAAAAGACATTTTGGAGAAGAATTTAAAGACGATATTAAAAACAAAATAAATAAAGGACAAAACAAATGGAAGTAAAATTCAACGCAGGGGATATGTGCGCTATCCCCGATGGTTGCAAGGCAACTATTAAAGATGGAGTGGTGATATTCGAGAAAGAAGAAAAATTCAAAGACGGAGATATTCTTGTGTCTTTTGTAAGTGAGGAAAGGTACAATGCCTTTATATATAAAGGCACGGATAAAAATGGTTTCCATTCATACTATGTTGGAGTAGATGTATGCAAACTGCTTTCTATCAGTACATCTCCAAGCAATAGGTGGGGCTGTTATGATTTATCCTACGCCACCGAAGAAGAAAAACAGTTACTCTTTGATAAGATGAAAGAGCAAGGACTAAAATGGAATGCCGAAGAGAAGAAAGTGGAGAAGATACGGTGGAGAGCAAAGAAAGGTGAGGAGTATCATTTTATGAATACCGATTTTACTACAGTTAATACAACTGAATTAGGTGATGACGTTGATACGAACCGTTATGATGCTCTCAACTATTTCCATACCGAAGAGCAAACATCGGAGGCTGCAAAGCGTGTAAAGGAAGTATTGTGCAACTATCACGAGGAAATAGGAGAATGAACATAACTGAACTAAGAATTGGCGACCGTGTGCAGGAAAAGAACACACGGTTTCCAATGACCGTTGTAGGCTTATATTCCACGCTCGACGACCTTAAATCAGGCATGGTGGACCTCGATTTCGAGGGCAACGAGGGCGATGTGTGGATACACAAACCCGAAGAACTGGAGAGAGCAGATAGCCAGTCTACAGATTGGGATAAAGTAAGAATTAACGCTGCCATTGCCAATATGCAAACACTGATGGCACAGTCGTGGCAAATGGAAGCAGACGAAGTGGCAAAGGTAGCTGTAAAATATGCCGATGCGCTAATTAAAGAATTGAAAGAAAATGAATAGAACAAGACTTAACTTTTGGTTGTGGACATTCATAACCATTATGTGGGAAGTTACCCTAATGGGTGCAATATCGCACCATCATTACAAAGACGTTTATCTTCCTTTTATAGGAATGATAATAAGCCTTATACCCACGATTATTAACTTTTTAGCATTGGAAAAACAACGATGAAATTTAAACAAGCAATCGCCTTTGATGGGCGAAACCTTAACGATATTTTTCGCTTGCCGTGTGTTGAAAGCATAGATAAGGGCGAAAACGGCAAGCCATACATTAAGCTGTATCGTAGCTGCACAGAGGGCAGACTGATTGCCACTGTAGGCACTGTGCTGGTGCAGTTCGGCAACGACACCTGGCAAGTATTCGGCAAGGAAGTGTGGGAAAGAGCAAAGAATAGGTAATTTTATAGAGATAAGAATATTTTTTAGATTAGCTTTTTTTACTTTTTAGTGGGTGTAGCCGTGAGGCTGTACCCACTATTTTTTGTTTTTATTCGTCTGAATATTTGGCAGTTATAAATATTTTGTTTATCTTTGTAAATGATTAATCGTTATAAATTATAAGATATGAAAATTGCAATTATAGGCTCAAGAGAATGCAGCAATATAGATTTCGTAGGAAATTTAGAAGCTGTTTTGAATGTATCTAAAGATGATACAATAATTTCAGGTGGTGCGAAAGGTATTGATACTTTAGCAGCAAATTACGCTAAAGAAAATAATTTAAATCTTATAGAGTTTTTGCCCGATTACAAGAAAAATGGGCGTGCAGCTACTTTCATTCGTAATAGGGAGATAGTGGATAATTCTACTATTGTAGTTGCCTTTTGGAATGGTAACTCAAAAGGCACTAAATACACGTTAGATTATGCACGTAAGAAAGATAAACGAATAATTGTAATATCTATATGAAAACAATAGATATTCCTATTTCGCTTATAGAAGAAAACACGGGGCAGTTGGCAGGTTTACCAGCTAATCCGAGAAAGATAGACCGAGCAAATTTAAACAAACTTATTCAGTCTATTAAACAAGACCCCGAAATGTTAGATTTTAGATGCTTATTGCTCTACCCTATTGGAGACAAATATCTAACAATAGGAGGAAATATGCGTTTAGCAGCCTTAAAAGCATTGGGGTACGAAAAGTGTCCGTGCATCATAATACCAAAAGACACGCCTATAAGTAAATTGCGAAATTATATCATAAAGGATAATAGCGAGTTTGGTGAGTGGGAGTACTCGAAATTATTAGAACAATGGGATAGTTTAGAGTTGGAGGAATGGGCGGTTAATATCCCTGACTTTGCAAAAGAAGAATTTAAGGAAGACCAAGAGAGAAAAGGTTGGAAGAGTGATAAAGAGGCAAAAGAGAGTGTATGCGATATGGCAGAAAATATAGCGTATCACTCTAAACAAGATTTTGCCTTTATTTCGTCTTTTAAGAAAAGCGAGCAAGGTGTTCCACTTTCTCAAATTAAAAGCGACTTTTCTAATGTTGCGACTTTTGCAAAAGCAGCCGTAAATCTTATAAAAAGAATCATAGGTCTTAACATAAAAGAAGATTGGGCGTTGATAACAACACCTAAAAGACGGCACAAGGAAACTAATTTTGCAGAAAGCGTATGCGAAGAGATTGCAAAAGAAATAGGAATTGTCTTTTATAAAGACGCTATCACGGCTAAGACGAGGCAACGAATAAACCCTAAATTTAATTTAGAAAAAGAAATAAAAGAAAACAACATAATAGTGTACGATGATATAATAACAACAGGCTCTACACTTGTTGGAGTGCATAAGCTATTAACTGATAAAAATATACTCTACATTGTAGGCATAAACAATAACTAAAGATGGAAGAATTATTAGACGAAAATAAAGAATATAAAGCGTTTGTCGAAAAATTTAAACCAAAGAAAACGACAGACGATTGCTACACCCCACCAAATATATACGAGGCTGTTGTTGATTGGTGTGAAAAAGAATACGGCATTGACAGAACGAAAATAGTACGCCCGTTTTATCCTGGCGGAGATTATGAACACTACCCATACAAAGAAGACGATGTTGTAATAGACAACCCACCGTTTTCTATTCTGTCTAAAATAGTTAGATTTTACAACGAGAATAATATAAAATATTTCCTCTTTGCACCAACATTAACGCTATTTAGTTCTAATTCAATGTGTACAGGTATAGCTTTAGGCGTATCTATCATTTATGAAAATGGAGCAAGAGTAAATACCTCATTTACCACTAATCTAAATGGAGACGTTCGCTTTCGTTCTGCTCCCGAGTTGTATAGGATATTGGATAAGGTCAATAAATCAAATATAAAAGAGAATACGAAAACATTGCCGAATTACGAATACCCTAATAATGTTATAACAGCTGCACGACTGGCTCTCTTTTCAAAGTACGGTGTAGACTTTAGTGTGAAGAAAAACGAGGCTTACAGAATAACACGCCTCGAAAGTCAAAAGAAATATAAAAAGACAATATTTGGTAATGGGTTTCTAATTTCTGATAAAAAAGCACAAATACAAGCACAAATAGAAAAGAAGACGATAGTATGGAGTATTTCTGAAAAAGAAAGGAAGATAATAGATAAATTAGGGCAACCCGACAAGTCCGAGTAAATAAAATAATTATGGGAAAATATAACGAGAAATTCAAAGAAGAAATATTAGCTTTTGTAAGAGAATACGGTCTTATGGATTATGGCGGAATGGGACTGTTAAAATTTTGCGAACATTTCAATATAGATAACAAGACTTATTACAAGTGGGTAAAGACAAAGCCTGATTTTAAAAAAGCACTCGATGAGGCTAAAGAGGCGTTTAAGAAAAAGCTATCGCAAGAGCTGGCAACATCTTTAGCTATGGTGGCTAAAGGATATGAGAAAGAAGAAATAGAGGTAGAATACATTCCTAATAAGGAAGATGGAAAGCCTACTATTAAGAAACAAAGAAAAATAGTAAGGTATTATCAACCTAACGTAGGTGCAGCAATATTTTTGCTAACGAATATTGACCCAGAACACTATCAAAATAAACAACGTATGGACGTGGGAGGCAAATTAGATAGCAAAATAGAAATAGGCTTTGTAGATGCTGATGTATCGCCCAGCAGTAGCGAAGAAGATGTAGACGTGTAAAGGTATGATGCCGTTTAAGGTAATAAAGCAATTGTTTGAGGCTAACAGGAACAGAGGTTTTCGGACGTACGTCAATCAAGGAGGCACGAGTTCAGGAAAAACCTACACAATAGTTCAGGTATTAATTTATTTGGCTATTGCAGATACTAAGTGCGTTATTACCATTGTGGGGCAGGACTTACCAAACTTAAAAGTAGGTGCTTTGCGTGATGCAAAGACAATCATATATGCAAGCGAATGGCTTTCAAACTTTTTTACTTTCAACGAAAGCGGACACTTTGCGATGGGTGCTAATGGTAGTATTATTGAATTCAAAAGCTACAAAGATGCACAAGACGCAAAGAACGGAAAACGTGATTACTTATTCCTAAACGAGGCTAACGGTATAAGTTATGAGATATTTTGGCAACTCTCTATACGTACAAGAAAGAAGGTGTATATAGACTATAACCCATCGGAGAGATTTTGGGTGCATAATGAATTGATAGGACGTAAAGGTGTACGGCTTATAATCTCTGACCATAGAGGCAACCCGTTCTTAACAAAGGAAGAACACGAAAGAATAGAGAATATAGAAGATAAAGAGTTATGGAAAGTGTATGCACGTGGACTTACTGGTAAACTGTCTGGTGTTATCTTTCCTAATTTCCATATCGTAGACGAGTTGCCAAGCGAGGAGAGCTGGAAAATAAACGGTTATGGGTTAGACTTTGGCTTTACGAATGACCCTACAGCGTTGGTACATTGCGTTCTTGCTCACGGGGAATTGTGGACGGACTTGTTAATTTACGACACAGGACTAACAAATCCAATGATAGCAAGTAAGGCAAGAGAAAAAGGACTTACGAAAAATACACGTATCATTGCAGATAGTGCAGAACCAAAGAGTATTGCGGAATTAAACAACGCAGGCTTATGGGTGCTGCCTACTGTGAAAGGTAAGGACAGTATAAGCGTGGGTATTGATATATTACAACGTTACAAGTGGAATGTTACACGTAGGTCGGTGGGGTTAATAGAAGAATTGCGTGTATATAAGTGGAAGAAAGATAAAGACGGAAAGGAAACGAACGAGCCAATAGATGCTTTCAACCACGCCATAGATGCTACACGTTATTTTGCTTTGAAACATCTTAACGTGCAAAGGAGAGGAAGAGCAAGAGCTCACTATAATAGTTTAGATTAGTTGAGTATGGAAAAGAAAACGAAATTTAAAGAGTGGATAGTACGTGCGGCATTCAGCAAAGATACTGAAACGTTGCGTATAGAAGAGCTTACCCGACCTTTGAGAATTGGCAAGATAAGAACGCCCGAAAATTTGGACGATATGACGATAGGTCAAATGGTGCAAATAGCAGAATGCAAAGGTGGTGGTGAAATGTTCTACACGGTATGCCGTGTGTTGCTAAAGATGAAACAAAAGCAGGTAGACAACGCAAGAGCAGTAGACGTTGTTCGCTTTTGTGGTTGGGTAGCTGGACAGGTGCAGAAGATAAACAAGTTATTCGATAGCGTAAAGAGTAAACCAACGAAAGAGGAAGAGAGAGCAGGCATTGAAAATTTAAAATTCGGTGTATTCGGCTTAATAGATTGGTATGCCTTACGTATGGGAATAACCGACCACGAAGAAGTAACAAAGGTAACGTGGGGTCGTGTTTACAAGTGTTTGGAAATGGACAACAAGAAACGAGATTTTGAAAAACGATTAGCGGAGGTTTACAGGAATGAGCATTGAGAATAAAATTAGAGAGATAGCGCAAAGCAAATTCAAAAGATACAGCTACATCTTTGAGGATTGGAACGGAGCGGCAGAAATGGCAGATAGAATGACATTGCCAGCTATTATGTGTATCTTGCCTGCAGGTGGATATTTAGACTTTAATCGTGGACGTGTTAAAGATAGTGTAGATATTGCTATAGCTTTCGTAGATAAAGTAGTTAGAGATGCCAACGGAGACGATAACGAAAAAGTCTATACTCAAATGAAACAAGCTGCAGGGACTTTTATTAATGCTATGAATGAAAGCAGATATTTTGAGCCAATAGATGGGAAGATAAGATACCACACGATATTAGAGAGTGCGAGTTCCTATTTTACAGGCGTATTTGTTGAATTGAGTGTTAAAGAAGTTGCAGGGGCTTGCTTATGAACGGTAGTGAAGTAAAGGTTATTCTTTGTGAAGAGCTGGAAAACTTAAAGAAGCAAATAATAGAACAGCATTTTGCAGCAGGACAAAAAGCAAGTGGGAGGACGGCAGCAAGCCTCCATATCGAAGCAAGCGAAAGCGAGGCTACTCTATACGGCAGGTCATTCTTTGACGTGTTGGAAACAGGACGCAAGGCAGGAAGAACACCGAAGAACTTTCAGGCTATCATAAGACAATGGATGTCAGACAAAGGAATTGTAGCTACCCCGATACCATATAAAACAAATAGACCTCATAAGTACACGCCACAGGAGCGAGGAGATATGGCGTTATCTTATCTTATTGCAAGGAAGATAAGAAAAGAGGGAACGAAGTTGTATCGTGAAGGTGGTAGAGCTGATATTTATTCTAATGTTATACCAGCGATAAAGGAGAGAATAAAAACACGTATAATGGACTTGTTACGTGTCGAATTTAAGAATATTAAACTAAACAATGTTGATGTATGAGAGAGCAGACGAAAGATAATATAACGTTACTATACCCCGAAGAATTGGGGTTTGCTTTTAACACGTGCTTACTTATTGCAAGTGGGGAAAGATTAGAAAGAATAGGCGTAACGATAACTGGAGAGGATAAGAAAGAAAGAGTATTTTTTGACAGCCTCAACGGTAAATGCTATGGTGATATAAAAGAGTACGTACAGACGTTTTTCGATACTCTTTCCTTTGGTAAGATAGGTTACGAAGAGAAAGAAAAAACAAAAATGGGTATGTTACTATCTTTTGAAATTGTGGCGATAAAAGATAATCAAAACAGTGTAGCTTTCAATTTCGATGTATATTATATTTGGGGTGCTTTGAAATTAGGAGGAAAGGAAATTTACAACGATTATCGAACATTAACGTGGTTTAGGGGTTATCCATTTACATTTGGCATATATGCAGCAGGGAATAGTTCGCTACTACTTTCTAAAGATGGTGTTGCGGATAGCTTTGTGGAGATACCCGAACAAGGAGTATGGAATGTTCCATTAACGTTGTTGGATAACGCACAAAGCTATTACGATATAGACGCTTGTTTAGGAACGTTTACGGCTGTTACGTTTGATAGGTCTTTTGATTTGACATTTCAGTATAGGTTCGATGGCACGCAAACAAAGAAATTACGTATTAATATTGTTGATGCGTGTGTAGACGGTGGCGTTTACTTACGTTGGATAAATAGGCACGGCTTTTACTGTTACTATCTTTTTAAAAGAGGAGAAGAACAGATAAAAACGACAACAGATAATTTGTTTGTAAGAAATAACCTACTAACATACGATGAGGCGTACGGATATCAAGGCTATACAGGGAGACAGCAGCAGATGAAAAGAGAAGATGTCGTTTCGTTGTGTGCGCCATTGGTGGATAGTGAGACGTGGGATATGTTATTTGATATCGCTACATCGCCGTGCGTGGATATGTTTGCAGGATATA